CAAGGCCACAGTGACTTCATCAGGTTTCCAGGTCTTGGGATTCACATACCCCATGACCACCGTGTCAGCGGTTTCCTCGCCGGGCATGATGTACTGAATCTTGAGGCTGCCACGAACGATGTTCCGCATCGAGAGCAGCGCGACCGCTAAAGCCTTAGGCTCATCCCGGACGACTCGAACGATGCCGCCCTGCATGAAAGGCACCGCACGCCCGCAACGGGCAATTCGCCCCAAGGCCTCCCACACGGTCAAGCCCTGGTCAAACACGGCATCAAAGTGGTCACCCCGCAGTGACCATTGCTGGTCCAATCGGTAGAGCGCCTGCAGGTCGATGCGCGCATCTGCCAACCCTGCCCCGTAATCCGCCCGCAGGGCATCGGCAAACGCCCAAGCAATCGAGCGCGTGGCAACCGGGCTGGACCAACCGACCTGCGGTGACCAAGTGGGCAACTTTCGGGTGACCAGGCAGTTGACCATCCGGCTCGAACGCTGTGACAGGTTGTCGGTGGCTTTCATGCGCAGCGCGAGCAGCGTCATCTGCTGCGGCAGGCTGGATCCGGCCAAGTAACCCCGCACCTCACCCCACCGCAATTCATGCCCCGCGCGACTGCTCGGGTCTTTGCTGTCCAAGCGGGTCATGCGCACCTGATAGCGACCAGGAGAGACCGCGTACTTCAATGACAGCCGCTGGCTTTCACCGGTGGCCGCGCTGTGGCTCGCCTCTGCCAGCACCCACCAACCCGATGTGGCCTCGCCAGCATCGTCCAGCGCCCGCACTTCTACCCGCCATTGCACCGATTTGGCCGATAAGCTGCCGTCGTCGTTGGCGTAGTAAAGACCGCGCAGCATCAACACATCGATGCCGATGTGGCTCACCTGTGTCTGCGGCGGGTTGACCGTGAAGGGGCCGACCACAGCACCGCCAGGGTCAGCCAACGCAATCAACTCCTGCCCTGCGACCTCGGGCGCGGTCACGACATCGTGGTTGAACAGCGTGTTGATCCCGCCGGGCAAGATGACCTGAGCCTGAATCTCGGCAAAAGACTGAATCGGGGTGTCCTCGATCCGGATCTGGTGAATCTCGTATTCCCCCATCCCGATCACGTGCAGCTGGTGCAGGTACTGATCATGATCGACGTACTCTGCATATGGCGTCGACGCAAAGTCTGGGAAGACCAGATGGTGGCCGTAGACCACTGGGATAGGCTGGGTCAAACGTGCATAGTTGCCCTGAGCCTGAAGTGAGTAGGTGGGGCTTGGGCTGCTGAAGCTTGCGGCTGTCGGTACATTGGGCGTCGGCAGAGGCACCAGTGCGTTGACCAGGACCGAGCCAGCCAAGGCGATGCCTGCCGATGCGACAGCGGTGCCCAGCGACCCGGAGAATCCCAAAGCCGATGCCAGGGGGCCGCCATACACGTTGGCCACCACCATCACAGCAATCATCAATACGGTCCGCAGCGGGTTCTTCCCGCCACCGCCTCCCCCGCCTTGGGGCAAAGCCACAAAGATGATGGCGCCCTCCACCTTGGTCACAGCCCAATCTGACCGGAGCACGGGGTGACCATTCTTTAGGCAGATGGTGGGCTGCGACTGCACTGCCGCGCTAACCTGCGGTGCTTGGGCGTTCAGCCATTGAGAGATGCTTAAGTTGTCAGGGGCGCTGAAAACTTCACGATCAGCAGGCGCAAAGGGATTGCGCAGCAAGATGACCGAAGCAGATGGAGCGCGAACTGAGACGTCGCTCATTGAACTTCCTTGAATCGGTAAAAGCCCTCGACCTGCCAGCCGTGCAGTGCCAATGGCTCAGGGCGCTGAAAGACCACACCCGCCCCCTGCATGCAGTGCAAAACACCTCCACCATCGAGCCCGAGCCAGACGCCCACATGGACAGGATGGCGCGATTGGCGCATGAGCACGGCATCACCACTGATCACGCACTCGCAATGCTCTACAGCAACCCACCGCTGCCTTTCCGGGTGGGAGTGAAACTCTTTGGCAATGGCCCGCAAATTTGTGGCATCCACCGGAATCTCCGGCAGCACACGGTCAAAGCACGCCCGCTGAACGTGCAGGAAAAGGCCCCAGCAGTCGAACTCGGTCGGCCCCCGACCGCCGGCCACCCAAGGCATGCCGATGCACCTGCGGATCAGGTGCAGCTTTTGACTGTCATCCATGGAAAGTTCAGCCCACTAACGGGTAAGACCTGGAAACTCTTTGGCGGTATAGGTGCGCCCGGGGAAGGCCTTGTTGCCGATGTCCACCATGCGCGCCCGGGCCGTGATGCGAAGCGGATTGGCCTCGACGAAGCTGAGCACCAGGGTCAGCGGTGGATCCATCTGCGGCCCTGACAAGTCATTGGACAGGTAGGGCCGGTAGGTCACCTCGATCATCTGCTGCGATTGCACCGCCGCATCGAGGTGGCGCATCACCTCCCGGGTGACGTTGTCCAGTGTGATCTCGACCTCAGGAACAGGCATGCTGTCGACTGCAGGCAGATTCAAGTCAAAGGCCATCGCCACAAAGCGCACGTCTTGGCCTGGATCGATGGGGGCATTTGGCTCAAGACGGACGACGAGGTCCACCCGATCGCGCACCACTCGAATTGCCGTTGGATTTCCAGCCTCGTCGATAAACGCCGGGTGGCGCAACTCCAGTGTGTGCAGGATCACCACATCGCTGGGGGCGCTGGCGTAGGCCTCGCGGATGGCTTCGGACAGGGATGCATCAGGCACTTTCGCCCCCTACTGCTTGTCTCTTCCCACCGAGGTCTGGAGCTTTTCGGGTGTCGATTTCAATTGCAATGAACTTACGGATCGGCTCTTGCTCGGGTTCGGCTACCAATCCAAAGACATCCATGCGATCCCCAGGCAACTGCGTATCGACGCCTTCGATGCGGTAGACCGCACAGCCCGTCAGGTGCTCAACAGCCGCCACAAAAAACGGGACATGGTCGGAGTACGCGTTATCACAGGCAGCCTGCCAAAGTGGCCCCTCCAAAAACATGCAGGCGCCCTTGCAGGCCTGCAACACAGGACACTCTGGACACTCCATGCGTTTAGACCAATGGGTGGAAGTCTTGAGCGCCACGCTGGACAAGTCTGCGAGATTTCCGGCATGGTGCGGCTGGCCATTGGGCGCCACTGCGACGGAAGACACGTTCTGACAAGTCAGCACGCGCCCCTTGAGATCGACCGCCAGTTGATCAGGTCGATCCATGCCACATTTCTGGCCCAGACCCTTGGCAGAGCGCTTTTCCAAGATGCTGCGCGCCCATTCCTGCATCCGCTGGCGGGCCACATCCATATGCACAATCCGGCCCCTTCGAATTTCATCCAGCGACTGCCTGCGAAAGACAAACGCATCGCTGCTCGACTGAAGGGAGTGAGCCAGTCCCCCGGCATCGTAGGGGTCCACGAAGGCGCCTTCACCGATGGAAAGTGATGCGTCACCCGTCAATTGCAGGAAGAACTTGGCAATCGCCTCCCTGCTGGTGTTGGTCCGGTGGACCATGGCGTTGAACGAAATGCGGCCCTGCGGTGCCAGGCGCTGGTACAGGTCGAAGATGCCAGTGCGACTGACCTCGTCTTCCAGGGGGTCAGGACCTCGGGCTGACTGGCCTGGGCCGTCATGGCTGATGCCGACGCCAAAGCCCATGGCATCCAGCCAAGCGTTGATCTCTGGGTTGAGCAAGGAACCGTTGGTGATGATGCTGAACGCCGCCTGCGGGTAGCGATCGCGCAAGCTCTCGGCCAGGGGACGCAGGGTCTTGATGTAGACCAGGGGTTCGCCACCCCAGAACTCAATTCGCTGCGGCCCCTGAGTCAAGCTCTCATCGAGCAGTTTCAGGAACGCTGGGACATCGCCCGGCGCAGTCTCTAAAGCATGGGGTACAAAGCGCTGGCTGCAATAGTCACACGAATAGTTGCAGGACAGCCCCAACTGGATCTTGAGCACCTTGGGTTGCTCTTTTCGCCCAGGGTTTTGCTCGCTGACCGGATGGATGTGACTGATCGCCTCGATCTGTCCCGCCGACCAAGCCTTTTCCACATAGGGCAGAGGCCATGGCGTGAGGTCGCTCGCGAGCAACTCGCTCGTCTGGTTGTCGTAGATGAACGTGATGGCTTCGCCTGCGCGGTTGCGCGCGTGCAGATTGAATCTGGCCATTACTGTTCTCCCGTCCGAGCCACAGACTCTTCGAGAAAGGAATCGGCAAAGGCCTCGGGACAGGCCGCTCGGCAAACTTCTTCGGCGCTTTGGTGCGCAAGCTTGGCCAGGTGGTACTGCCGACGCGAGCGAATGCGCTCGCCATCGAGCACTGTCACTGTCAAGATGACGTGCTCGTCGTCCAGTGTTTCTATGGTTTTTTCAATCATGGGGACCTTTAGATCTATTCACAGCGGGGTGTAAAGCTCGGTGTAGTTGTGGGATGCAACGCGCAGGGTTACGACCAGCAAGGTGCGCTCGCCGCTGGGCGCATTGAAGGGGTTGGTCTCGTGCCAAATCCGGGAGGGATGCACAACGGCCAGGCCGGGAAAGGTCTCGATGTAGCGAACCTTTTCCCAAAATGGAAACCCCGCCATGTGGCGGGGGTCCTGAAGGATCAATTCACCGTCTCCGACCGTCCAATCGCGGTCTTCGGGTGGACTTCGGTCGCTGCCGCAGTCCAAGTACAGGCACAGCACATGGTCGCCCGTGTGGTGATAGTGGGGTTGCGCCCGCATCCCCTTTCGGTAGCAAACGGGGATACAGCGAGCCAGCACCGCCAGTTCATCCGCATTGCCAACGCCATGGGCATCCTGCAGATAACGGCGGTAGGTGCGGTCGACCCAACGCCTAAAGGTTGACCAGACCGCTGGCGCATGTGCTTCATGGTCGGCCTGGAACAGGTTCAGCTGGGTGCGCAACTTCACGGGCACATCTGGCAGGGCATGCTTTGGCGGGTTCAGTTTGTGGTTGACGAAGCGTTCAGTCGTG